AAGGAGGACACCTGTATTATTACTAGGCTTTTGTCTTTTACGCATGCCTTTCATCCTCGCGCAAAAACTTTTTCTACGCTTGGCAGCTTTAGATCCTTTTTTTAATTTAGAGGGTTTGGTTGTTACAGCAGTTTTTAATTTTGATCCAGGATTAGCTGCTCTGTAAGAAGCCACTCCTTTTTTATTTAAACCGCCAGAAGGATTCTTACCTTCTTTTCTTTGCCAGGCGGGTGTCTTACCACCCGACGCCATAGCAGTACGGTTTAAATATGCTTTACCATATCCTCGTCTAGCTTGATCCATTATTTTTTCGCCGTCTTAGCTGATCTTCTTAAAGCTTTATCGGTAACAGTTCCTTTACCTTTTCTGCTTGTTCCAGCTTTTTTTCTTTTATTCATATAGTAGTAAAGACCTTTCTTAGCCGTTCTACCATCTTTTGTTTTATGATAACCTTTTTTCATGGTTTATCTCCTTCCATCTGGTTGCAGGTCTGCTTGAAAAGTTCCAAATCTCCAAGTCTCAGCTGACCCTGTATTTTCTATTTTAAGACTTGCATACCTACCTCTTGCTCTTGTGTCAACTTTAGTTGTACTTGTTGTAACAGTAAAAGGACTTAAAGTAGATGTTGTGTTTGGATCTGCAGGATAGTCTGAAATAGAAATTGTCATTACAGCATTACCTTGCAAATTTTTAAAATTAGGTAAAAATCTTCTCATTGCTAAAAAGTATTCTGCAGCGCCTTGATCTGTCTGCAAAGAAAAATTATATGATTGTGCAAAAGATGTCAATGTGGTTACACTTCCATCTGGATTAATTTGATCGGTCCCCGTTTCGTGTTCAAACAATACACTTTGACCTAATCCTGATTCACCTATAATTGATGGAAATGTTCCACTATTAGAACTATTATATGCTGTAGCATAAGGTTTAGGATATACTAATGAATCCATCCAAGTAGTTCTTATTGCATTTGTATTTGTGCCTGTGTACCAATTACCCATAGGTAAAGGATTATTGTTTGTACCGTAGTTGTAAACTACATATCTATTATTAAAATCTGATCCTGATGTTGGATACCACCATGTAACTTCTGTAAACAAGTTATTGATACCTGCATTTATCTGTTGGCCTTTTGTAGTTGCTGCATCATCATAAACATAATCTTCTACACTACATGGCAAAGTATTAACCGTACCATCAAAAGAGAAGAAACCATTACTACCCATCCAATAAGCAACACCATCAATTTCTATTGCAGCGTTCTTACCAATCAATCCACAGTTTGTACCTACTTGTTCAAATCCAAATGTAAATGGAGCTCCAACAAATTTCATGGTGTATAAAGCGTTGTCAGTCCATACTAGAATATTTTCTTTTGCAACTAATGCACCCATAATTTTTGTACCATCTTGTAGTCTTTGCGATCCTGCAGTATTCGTAGCTAGAATAGTATAAGCATCAATATCTTCTTGATCAGAAAATCTTATAAACATATCGTCTTGAGTTGTAGGTGAACCAATTGTTACCTCTGTACCAAAATGAATTAAGTGTCTTGTAGTAGGTGATATTAAAGTAATTCTTGTAGCCGTTGGATTATTTGTGGTTGCAAATCCAGATGTTGTAGTTGATGCTCTTACTGTTAAAGGGTTTGTAGCACCAGCGTTCCATGTAAAAGTTTTTCCATTAGCAATTGTTGCAACAAGAACTTGACCAAAATTACTTAATGACCAAAGACCAGGTTCAAGTGTAATTGTATCAGCTTCAACTGCGCTTCCCCATCCGCTAAAATCTGTAGCATTTGTAACTGTTGCACCATTACTGTGAGCTTGTCCTGTGGTTCCTGAAACTGCAGTTCCGTTTGTACCTCTTGTTATACCTGTTAAATCAGAACCAGCTATGGCTGTATAGGTTATTAATTCTGTTCCTACGGCAATTGTACCACCACCTGTTGGAAAACCTGTTACTGATGTTAAAGTTATTGATGTACCGGATCCTCCTGTACCAGCAGTATCCGCTAGTAGCGCTCCGTTTAAAGTTGTTGTTTGTGCACCTTGCACCGTACCACCGTATTGACTAATACCAAAACCATAACCATAAGTTTGTGCAGCAGGACCAACTTGTTCGTAAGGAATAATACTTGTGCTTCCACCAGAGGCTGAAGATCCAGAACTTGTAAAAGTTATAGTAAAAGTAGTTGATGTAGGAGTTGTTATTACTTGAAATAATTTATCTTCAAAATCAGATGCACTTAATCCTGTTCCACCAGGTAAAGTTACAGAATCTAATTTTATAATATCTCCATCACTTAATCCATGAGAAGCAGAAGTTGTAATAGTTATTGTAGTAGTTCCGTTAAAAGTAAATGTAGCTCCTGTAATTGTAGTTTTTACAGGAGTAATGTCATGTAATTGTCCTTCAAAATATAAAAGTAAAAATTTATCTGTACCTATTCCAATATATCTATTACCTTCTGTATCTACAAAAGCGTGTTGCTTTCTAACTACACCTACAATAGAATCTTGTAGTAAAGATTGCCATCCACCAACTTTTTCTGGTAATCCATATCTCCATCTAACATTATCAGAATCAACCCAACGACCTATAGCGCCAACGCTTGTGTCTTGTTTATCAACTCCTGGTGCGAATTTGATTTGAGTCAGAGCCATCTTTTTAGCTCCTATTGATTAGTAGATTTATACAGCCAACCTTTTGCAGTGTTAGCAAAAATTAAAGTTACACATTGATTATTAGTAGCAAGAGTATCGTTAGCAGCACTACCTTCTATATTAGAACCGTTTCTATCTATAATACAATTGTTTGTTGCAAAACCATTTGATGCTGAACCATCCATAATTGTTACTTCATCTCCAACTGCAGGTGATGCAGGAAGTGTAATTGTTACTGGGTTAGCAACTGTATCTACTACAATTTGATCTCCAGCGACTGCTGTGTATGCAACTTTACTTGCTGCAGTTACAGAAGTCATTCCTTTTTGTAACATACCTAATGTTGTTGCTGGTACACTACCTCTAGAATAAACTAAAGCTGTTGCACCTTCTGGAAGAGGAACTTGTGTAGATGCACTTTGACCTGTAGTTAATAAAGTTACAGTATAACTATCCGCAGCCCCACCTCTAGTAGTTCCATCTTCTACAAAAAATACTCTGTTTGCATTACCACCTGATGTAGTTGGAGGCATAGCTAAACTTGCATTACCAGATAAAGTTCCAACAACTTTAATGTAAAGATTTTTACCATTTGCGCTTGACGATCCGTCAGCCAAACTTAATGTAGTTGTGCCAGAACTTAAAGTTACTTCTACATAACCTGAAGCTGCTGTTTGTAATAATTGTAAATTAGTATTAGTAATAGCTCCCCATAGACCAGCTTTCTCACCGGTTGCTACAAGTTCTATTGATAAATCTGTTGAATAAGTTGATGCCATATTAGTACGGTTTTATTGGTGTCCAAACCATTGTTGCTCCTGGTATTATATCATTCCACGTAATAACTCCTGGTTCGACTGTATCTAAAGATAAAGATACTTTGTCAGGATTTACATTTGCGGCTGCAGTTATTGTAACATTTCCTGTTGCTAACGTCAACGCGTTTCCAGTAGGAGAAACATTAGCGTCTGCAGTTACTGTTATAGTGCCTAAACCTAATGATACTTGAGATCCTGTAACACTAACATTAGCTTGACCACTAATGCTTAATGTACCTAAACCAAGTGTTAATCTATTTGGATCTGGATCTTCTACAATAGAATCAGCAATGATGCCTATACTACCAATTGTAATAGTTAATGCATTTTTTGTAACAGTTACATTTACACTATTTTCTGGTCCTGCAGAAGATATAGGTAATGCTGATATTGCGTCAAATCCTAAACTCATAAAAATTCCTTAAAAGGAGACAGGGGGTATGTGGTGGTGCCCTGCCTCCATCTAAGAATTATATCATCGTTTAAACCAAGAAGGAAGACCTAAATGTTGACGACCATCAAATATGTTCTTCTTTGCTCCTGGTGTTTTACGATTATTATAATGCAAAAAAACTTGTACGCATTCTTTACCTTTGAATTTTTCTCTCCAATGTTCCAACTCAACACCTCTATAAACCAGCATATCTCCAGGTTTTAGATCTACTCTAATTCCTTTTGCTTGACTAGCTACTGTAATATTTTTACCATCTGGTGCACCCACATTTTCATTAGGACTTAAATATATAGGCCAATCATCACCACCCAAATTCATAGTCGTAGATATCTCACAAGAAAATCTATCTTTGTGTCTTTTAAGTTCATCACCTTTTTTATATATTCTTGCATATGTATAAGCAGGATATAATTTTAATCCTGTCGATTTTTCCATACTTGGCTGACATTTAAGTAATAATGTTTCCATAGCCATATTACCATATTGAGAATAAGTATTTGGTATTTGTTCATTTTCATTTTCGTAATGACCTATAATATTTTCAAAAGGTGAAAAGTATCTTTCTTTTAAACAAGTATCATAAACTTGTTTCTGCATTCTAAAATAATTTGCAATAAATGTTGCTAGATCTTTTGATATAGCTTGACGAATAATTGTGTATTTTTTCTTTTTAAAATTATTTCCTTTATATTCTTCCACTCCTAACATTCCTCCACTTAATCTAGACATCTTTAGCCATTTCTTTTGGCACCGCTTGTATGTTCCAATGTATAAATCTAAAAGGTTCAATACCAAAATCTACTGCATATTCGTGTTCTAAATAACCTGGAAATATAATTAACGTTCCTGGTTTAGGTCTTAAGTGAAATTGTTCGTGACCTGGCCAGACACCTTTTAAGTCTGGTCGCATTTTTAATTTTGTGCATCTTGCACCAGTTTTTGGTTCGTGAAAAATTGGGTATGATGTTTTATCACTACATTTTAAAAAATAAAATCCAGATACATGTTGGTTCCAGTGTATATGTGCAGAATGATGACCACCGCCTTTCTTTGCAAACTCTTGCACCCACATCTCACTAAATAGTGTTGTGTATTGAGACATGTCATAACCTTGATGATCTAAATATTCCCAAGACTTTTGACCAATGTAATTTCTAAAATCTAAAAAATCATTGTCAGCTGTAAGCGGTGTTGAATGATATGATCTTCCAAAGTCACCGTGTTTTTTTATATATTCTTTTTCTCTTTTACGAGCGTCACTAATATATTTATTGCTAGCTTTGTTTAAAGATTTAACAAACTCTGGTTTTTCTTCACTCCATATCACAGTTGGAAAATAACTATTTATAAACATTATTTAAAAGGCCTCCCTAAATGCCATACCACAAGACTATACCTTGTGCCTGATGTTACTGGTTTAACTCTATGCCACACAAAACTAGGAAATACAATAATAGATCCTTTTGGTAATATTTCTTTACATTGTATTCTATGGTACGATTCATCTCGCATATGTGGATCATAGTTTCTAAAATCAAATTCTAATTCACCACCTTTGTATTCTGAACCATCTGTTAACTGACAAGTCATAGATAGTTTTCTACTATCACAATGCCAATCATAATATTGATTTAATTTATATTTTGTAAATTGACAATTTTCTGATCTTTCCCAATCAAAATTCCAACCAGCCATTTTGTTAGCTTCATGAACATAAGGATGTAATTCTTTGTATATCCAAGCATCATTAAGCCATACTAAATCTGATTTTCTTTTTCTTTGTAAATTTTTAACTTCTTCTTTATTTAATTTTTTTTTATCACTAAACCCACCAGTTAAAGCCATAACTTCTTTTTGTTTGTTAGCATAAGCTATAACATCGTCACAGAATCTAGGTGTTAATGCAGATTGAAAATACCAATAATAATTAGATAAATTCATACGTTATAGTTTGTACAAAATTTAAACTATCCTTTTGATTATTAGTTAAGTAATACATATTAGTAGATGGAAACATAATAAATTTATTATTTTCTAATGGTATATCCCAACTTCTCCCCTTACGTCTGTTATCTTCATAATGTATTCTAACCACACAGTTTTTAACTTTTACACCATATAATAATGTAAAGTCTGGTGAGTTACGGAGATCTACAGGATCTACATTAAGTAATGGAATTGTAGTTTCTTGAGGCTTATACATATTGCCCCATGTTTCTTTATTAATTAATTGAATACTATATTCAAGATTAATGTGATCTCGCATATATGTATTTAACATATCCCAAGTTTTTGAAAATGGAATAGGTGAGTCTGTAACTTCTGATTTTAATATATCGTTTTGTAATTTATCTCGGTCAATGTCCCAATCTTTAGGCATTGCCACATCACCGTAATATAGAGCTTGCTCTGTTAATACTTTCTTCTGCATACCACCACCAGATATAAATTATGCTAATCCGTCTGTCAAGTCCCAAGACTGGCCATCTTCATTCCAAACGTAATGCCAGTAATTAGTAGCTGGAGTATTTTCATCAGCTGGAGTATTTTGTGCTTCTTGTTCTGCAGTTAATGCGGGAGCATCACCGATAGGTGATTGCCATTGTGCAGTTGTAGTATTTTTTACCCATGATGCATATGGTTTTTTAGGCCAAAAGATTTGATTATCTTCGTCCCAAGTATAACCTATACCTGCGTAGTTACCCCTCAATGCTTTTGAGTTATCACCAGAATTATGTGTATTACTTATTGTATTGTAAGATGTTTGAATCCACATTTCTGCAGGCCAATTATTGTGTCTTTGTAACCACTCTTGTCCTACTCTTTCATCTTCAACACCATCAGCATTTAACATCTTATCATTATCCATAGTTAACACTTGAATAACTTTTCCGTTAGCTCCTAGTTTTGCAAAATGTGCCATAATGTTTCTCCTTATATATTAATTTTTATTACTCATCAAGCTTGGAATTTATATCTAATAATAACAATTCCTGGACCGCCATTTCCACCAGCATATGCTTCATTGCCTGCTCCACCACCACCTGTATTTACAGTACCAGGAGTTTGCGTAGACGCAACACCATTTCCACCACCACCTTGTCCTCCACTAGAATTAGATTGACCGCCTCTTGATGGGGCTGGTCCACCACCTCCACCACCAGCAAAATATCTTGTTGATCCTGTTGCTCCAGGCGTACCATAACTTGGTGCCGTTGGACCAAAAACAGTGTCAGCTACAAAAGAACCATCTCCACCATCACCACCTTGTGATGGGTTAAATGTTCCACCTCTTGGTGGACCTCCTGATCCATCTGATTGTATTGCAGCAAAACCTGCACCACCGCCACCTCCACCTGGAGGAGGGTATGGAGGCCCGTTGCCTGATCCTGGATTTCCTTGTGATGGAGACACTGTAGGTGTGTTTCCAGTACCATTTGTATTTTGGTGTGCTCCGCCTCCTGATCCACCATCTCCTCCTGCAGCACCTCTTGAACCATATCCACCACCAGCTGATGATATAGTTGAAAAAGATGAAGTACCACCTTGAACACCTGGACCTTCTGGACCACCTGGACCATCTGGAGTATGCCCTGCTCCACCTCCACCTACTACAATTGAATAAGCTTGGGCTGAAACTGGTAAAGCTGCTGGAGCTACTAATGGTGACATTGTTGGGGCAGGAACACAACCTGTTGAATTAGAAAGTCTCATACCACCTGCACCTGCACCGCCACCACCATCGGGACCTGCACCTTTTGCACCGCCACCGCCTCCAGCGACAACCACATAATCTACTGTATTTGATCCTGCAGAATTACCTCCTGCTGATACACAAAAAGTACCAGGACCTGTAAAAACGTGAGTTTTAAAATTTCCATTAGTTAATACTGTTCCACCTGTTGCTGAAATAAATTGAGCTGTTGGTGCTTCTGATTGTAATCCTGAATCTGTCACCAACCAACCTTGTGTTGAATCTACAAATACTAATGTTACTGCAATACCTTCTGTTTCTAAAGTAGCATTAACTGCTGAACCACCAATTTTGTCTGAACCATTTTGAACCAATGTTACTTTATTTGATGCACTAAAAGTCCCTGCATAATCTTTAAACCCAACAACTGCTCCTGCGGTTCCTGCAGGAAGATTAACTGATATCGCACCACTTGTCGTATCAACAAAATACCCTTCACCAGCTGTTGCTGTAAAACCTGATGTCTTAACTGTTGTTTC